TTGGTGCGGTTCCATCAGCCCAATCCACGGCTCCCGGCCATGTGACTGTCCTTGCGCTAGAATCCTGAATTAAATGCAAAATAAACGAATATCCTGTTCCACTTGAAGGAGGATTGCTAAATGTGAAGGTAGTGTTCTCGGTCAAGGTATGCTTGAAGTAGTTACCTGACTCACAGGCTATAGTGGTAGCGTTACTTGAACTGGTAGGAGCTACATAAGTTTCGTTATAGGAAACTGCTCTAAACTCTTGATTAGCAACAACATCTTGGTTTTCATCAATGCTTATGGCAGGGGTGGTTCCGACTGTGGAACCTACTCCAATCAACAAGTCATCCGCTGAGTCATCGAGACCCACATAAAAATCTTGAGCGTTGCCATCGAAAACCAGCTTGGTGTCTACCGCTGCACCATCGCCTATAGTGACAGAATCATCATCCAATGTAAGTATGGAATTGGTTCCAACCGTTGATCCAACACCTACTACAAATTTATCGGCTGAATCATCAAGGCCGAGATAAAAATCCTTTGCGTTTCCATCGTAAACTAGAATGGTATCTGCGGCTGCGCCATCTCCTAATGTTACCGAGTCATCAGTAATCGTAAGAATAGGGTTTGTCCCAACAGTGGAGCCTTCTCCAATGATGAACTTATCCGCAGAATCATCGAGTGCTACATAGAAGTCTTTCGCGTTCCCGTCCCAGACTATAGCAGTATCTACAGCCGCCCCATCACCCAAGGTAACGGTATCGTCTGTCATTGTCAGTATTGGATTTGTGCCTACCGTTGACCCTTCACCGATAATAAATTTATCTGCTGAATCATCAAGCGCAATATAGAAGTCTTTGGCATTCCCGTCCCAGACTATAGCGGTATCGGCAGCCGCCCCGTCACCCAATACAACACTGTCATCTGTGATTGATAATATGTTGTTGGTTCCAACTGTAGATCCTTCACCAATGATTAGTTTGTCGGCTGAGTCATCAAGTCCGATATAAAAATCTTTAGCATTTCCGTCATAAACTATTTTTGTATCAACAGCGGCTCCATCTCCTATAGTTACAGAATCGTCATCTAAAGTAAGTATAGAATTTGTACCAACCGTTGAACCTTCTCCAATAACCAGCTTGTCTGCGGAATCATCTAAACCAACGTAGAAATCCTTTGCGTTTCCATCCCAAACAATACTAGTATCTTCTGCTATTCCAGTTCCTATTGTTAATTTATCAACACTGAGGTCTGCAAATACTTGCGTAACCGTTGCTCCTGATCCTGCGCCATCAAATTTAAGAACAACATCTTTTCCGTTAGGAATTTCAAAATCATTTGATGTGCTATAGGTTCCTTGAAATACAATTACTGACCTGCTTGCAGACAAACTATTACGCATATAGACAACTTTCTCTGCGTCATTAGGTGTCAACTGGACATACGCCGTACCGCTTAAATCGCCACCATCGGCAAACTTAATGAATACGTTTCTTCCATTAGAACTTGCGCCATCTGTAATTGGCAACGCTGTAGGAGAGCCAGAGCTTCCAGCAGAAGAAAGGGTGACGGTAACGATGCCATTAATAGCTTCATCCATCAAATCCCAGTTAGTATTTGTAGTATCACCCCATGTTCCTGACTGTTCGCCAGAAGCAATTTTTTCAATACCTAAAGAAGTTGTATATGTGCTTGCCATAATTTATACCTATGCTGCTATTTTTTCCCAGTCTGGTGTCTGGGAAGAATTAATTTCCGACCACGATGGGTCTTGAGAAGAGCTAATTGCTGACCACACCGTTCCAGTTGAAGGTATGATTTCGCCCCAAACTAAAACTTGACTTGTTTCACCTGTAGCGGAAAGACCAGTAACCGAAATAGAAACGCCCTGACCTTCGCTAATTGTAACTGTTCCGACTGCTCCAGTTCCAGCAACACCCGTAACATCAACACTAAAACCGTAATTAACGGTGACAGAGCCTACTGCGCTTGTAGCAGCTACTCCTGTGACAGAAGTGCTTACACCATAATTAACAGTAACAGAACCAACAGAACCAGTAGCACTTCCTACCGCTACATCGCCGCCATTCCACGCATGGGTGTCCCAACCATCTCTGCCCCATCCAGTAAATGGGACTACCACATCAGTCATTAGGCAATCCTAATAATCGCGGCACTCGATGATGCGGTGGGAAACACAACTGTAAAATCTCCGCTTGATGATGATTTGTCAGATCCAAAATCAAGAACACAAACTGTCGGGTCACCACTTGCACTGTCGTTAAAGATCAATGCGCCTCTTGCTGTAATAGTTGATGAACTCCATGTTGAATCAGCAAAATCTGTATAGGCTGTAGTGCTGCTAGTAGTTGGGTCTACATTTGTCAGGCTGTTTCCTTTGGCAGTGTAGTTAGTTCCAGTTACTTCGTTGCTTGATGTATACGCTGTGGTTGCAGCCGTAAAACTGGCACTATTCGTATACAGAGCAATTCTGAAGGTGTTGCCACCAGAGTTTTTAAAGTTATGTACAGCTTCCATAAGTTCTTTTTTAAAGCTGGTACACATAAAGTTTCCGCTAAAAGCCATCATAGCCTCCTGATTATCTTTGCTAGGCCGTCATCTCCAGCCTTTAACGCTTCATTGTATAAATCGGTTTTGTAACCCTCGATTCCCTGCCTAACATAAAATTCAACCACTTTATGTATGTTGTCCTTAAAGGCTCTTGCTTGTTGTTGAATCAAAGGATTCGCGCTATCTGATACTGAAACAATCTTATCCACACATCTCTGAGCAACCTCTTCTGGAGAAGCTCCTCTTTCAGAAGTCGTATGAACCTCAACCGAACCTAATCCTACATCTGCTGCGGTAGATATCATGATCTAGGAACTCTTACTGAACCAGAACGATAACTGTCAGTTGTATCGTAGCCTTCTCCAAGAACCTTTAGCTGACCCAAAGCTTCTTCATATCTTCCAATATACACTTGCATAAGGTCTGGATCTCCTTTTAAAAAGGTATAAGCTTCAACCAAACACCCATAAAGAAGAGCCGATTCTGCATTAGTTCCTAGCCAACTTGTACCGTCTGCTGATGTTGTAATTGAAGTAGGTTTATGAAAATAATGAATTTCCACAGTGAAATTAGTTGTTCCTGTCTGATAAGCAGGGGTTGGCCCAATTAAAAAAGTAGAATCATCAAAAATAGCGTAATATTTTGGAACCCCAGTCGTTGATGAAGAAGGATAAGCTTCTCTTATAAAATTAACATCCTTAAAAAAGAGATATTCATAGCCAGAGTTATCAATAGCCATTGAATAAGGGGCTAAAAAATCGTCTGGCATTGCTAAATATTGCGTTCCTTCCGTCATTGATCCTGTTGAATTTTTTCTAAAATCAGGAAGCTGTATGTTTTTGAGTATTCTATTTTCTGTTTGAGTAATAATAGTTGGCAAATTGCTTACAAGAGTGCTTTCTGTGGACTCTAAATAATCCTGTATTGCTGTTTTTAATGTAGTAAATGTCCAAGCCATTAGGAGGTACTCACTGTTACTTTTCCTACTTCGCCTTTTATATCAAGACCAAGGGTTTCTGTTCCATACAACTCAGAACCGCCGCCTACAGGATTCCATGCTGCCAAAGAACGACTTTCAGTCAAACTTACATCAGGTCTTGGATTGCGAATAGCTTGAGGATCTTGCATATTCAATCTTCCTAACTGAAGTTGAGGCTGATCTTTATCAAGCACATCTCTTCCAACTAATAATCCATTTGGACGCTGATTCTCAATCTGGGGAACTAAATCCTTTTTTCTGTAACGAAAACCAGTTCGATCACAAAACCCGAAAGCATGTTTGCCATTAGCGTAATTACTCATAAGTTGCTGTATCCACCGGGAGAAACCTGAAAAGACGCTTTTTCTCTTGCCGCATCAGAAGCCATTTCCCATTGCTCATCATAAACTTGCTTCAACATGGGAGCTAAACTCTGTGCTTCAGGTTTTTTCATTGCAATATAATATGCAAGGCCAGCCGTCAAACAGGGAAGATACCTTGCAGGAATATCCATGTTTAAGTTTGCAGAAGTGCCAGCGTCTTCAATACGCTCTATGTAATAATAATTAAACACATATGTTTTAGCGTCATCAGGAACAGGCCAAACAATGATATTCAGGTTGCTAGGAGTTCTTTCAACAAAATACTGAATTGGCCTCCCATCTGTTAACTTGTTTGTTTGCTGTGCATACGTTGCAACTGAAATTCTAGTCATGCTTAAATCAGCTTGAAGAGATGTATCTCCAGCATCTGTTCTGCATACAGCTTCAACAATCTCAAGCTTTTCAGATGTCAACGCATATGTGCTGGTT